GCATCACTTACTATCTGGAACTGGTTCATTGCTATATCATCACCTGCCATAATCTTACATTTAAGGGGCGATTGAATTCTGTTTTGGTAAGGCTAATGATTAAAGTTATCTTCACCACAAAAATGATTTACGCATACATTCGTGTTTCAACAGATAAGCAAACGGTTGAGAATCAGAAATTCGAGATAGAGAAATTTTGTAAGGTAAGAGAACTGCAAATAGACAAATGGGTGTCGGAAATCATATCCGGAACCAAGTCTGCAAAAGAACGGAAGCTTGGCACCTTACTAAAGAAGCTCAAGAAGGGCGATACCCTTATTTGCTCTGAAATTAGCCGGCTGGGGCGTCGATTAATGGAAGTCATGTCTATTTTAAACACTCTTATGCAAAAAAATATCACGGTTCTAACCGTAAAAGAAAAATATGAATTGGGCAATAACATTCAATCTCAAATACTTGCTTTCGCCTTCTCCCTATCTGCCCAGATAGAACGTGATTTGATAAGCCAGCGGACGAGAGAAGGTCTTGCCAGGCGTGTTGCCGAAGGGCAGAAGCTTGGCCGACATAAGGGTGGGCACAACTCACATTACAAGCTGACAGGTAAAGAAGGATTGATTAAAACTATGCTTGAATACGGATATTCTAAAGCTGCCATTTGTAGAAAATTGAAATGCAATCCTAAAACATTGGATGACCATTTAAAAAGGATGCAATAAGTAATGGGATTTCAAATATAAATTCCTATATTTGCTTATAGAAATGCATATAAACACCAAGAGCTTGGTGGCAACTTACGTTGTCATCGAGCTCTTTTTTTATGTCCTTTTTCGAGGCTGTGGAAGCAATTACTTTTGCTGTCACGGAATGTCAGTGGAAAATTGTAATTCAACAACTTGTTTGATTTCGTCTGATGTACATTTGTGCGGTGTCGGACAAAGATATGGTTATTAGTAGATTATTAAATGAATTGGTGAAATGGATATGAATGATTGGGTTATGTTGGTGACCGCACTCGGTGGCATCGAGGGCATCAAGCAGCTTATCAAGTGGTGGATGTCCCGTAAGACCAACGCGCGTATTGAGGACGCACATGCTGATGTCGAGGAGTTCAAGGCATTACGGGAGTACAACGAGTTCCTTCAGAAGCAGCTTTCGGAGAAGGAACAGCGGTTTGTGGAGCAGACTGACCGGCTCCGTAAGGCACAGGATGAGCTGTTTACACTGAAGGAGACTAATTCTGACCTGAAACTGGAACTGGCACTGAAACGGTGTGAGAGAAAGAAGTGCGGTGATAGAGAACCGCAAAATGGGTATTAATTGAATAAGGAGGAAAATTGAAATGGCGAATGTGAATCAACTTGCACCGTTTATCCTAAAATGGGAAGGCGGTTTCGTGAATGACCCGGCAGACCTTGGAGGTGCTACGAATATGGGTGTGACTATCGGTACGTGGAAGTCATGCGGCTATGACAAGGACGGTGACGGTGATATAGACGTGGATGACCTGCGTCTGCTTACCCGTGAGGATGTCGTTAAACGGGTGCTCAAGCCGCATTATTGGGACAGATGGAAAGCCGATTTGATAACGAGCCAATCTGTGGCGAATATCCTTGTCGATTGGGTGTGGGCATCGGGTGCACATGGCATCAAGATTCCTCAACGTTTGCTTGGTGTTACTGTGGATGGCATTGTTGGTCCCAAGACCATTGCCGCGGTGAATGCCAAGAATCCTCGTGAGTTGTTCGACATGATTAAGATTGCACGGTTCGACTTCATCGAGGATATATGCAAAAAACGTCCGGCGAACAATAAATTCAAACGGGGGTGGATGAATCGGATTAACGATTTAAGGTTCGAGGAATGAAAAGGTTACCGTGGATATTGGTTGTATTGCTGGCAGTTGCTTGTGTAGTGGTTTGGTTCCATCCGCACGAGCCTTTGTCGGCAGAAATACGTACCGAGACGAAGATAAAGACGGTTGTCAAGGTAGATACGATGCTTATCTCTGCGCCGATGGCTGTGTTCTGGCGTTTCGTGCCGGGTGATACGACAAGGATAGGCGATACGCTGCTCCATCGTAAGCAAGTGGTATATGCAGACAGCTCGTATCGTGCTGTGGTAAGTGGATATGTAGATCCTCGGCTGGATAGTATGGTGTTGTATCCGAAGACTGTGTATCAGACGGTGACGAATGACATCTACCATCCAGTGGTTGTCAAGTCGAAGAAAAAGCGGTGGGGATTAGGGTTACAAGTAGGTTATGGCTACCCCGGAGGTTTTTATGTAGGTGCTGGAGTAAGCTATAATTTATTTCAATGGTAATTTTAGCAATATCATAGAGGTAAACTTATTGGATTAAGCAACAATAATTCATCAAAATCTCGTTAAAATACACATTCTTATAAAAATTATATATAGAAAATACACATTTACGAGGAAATTATATATATTTGCATCGAAAAACATTTCATATATTATATAATTCGTAATCATTGATGGTATGGAAGATATTTTGGTAAATAGTATATTAATGACTAAGAGGAGAAGGATTCCAAACTCAGATGCATGTAAATCTGATTTAAAAGAAGAGTTATGTACTTTGTTTAATCTATATAAGGAAGCTTGTTCTTTATATGAAAAAGAAATAGTAGAGACACCACCCAATGCAAGACTGAGAGGTTTTGAAGCAAGACTGATGAATATAAAATTGGTACAATGTGTACAAAAATATTTTCCATTCAATTGGAAGATAGGAAAACACGGACGTTTTATGTTACGTATCAATGGTTATATTGTTTTATTTAAAAAACTGAATCGAAAGAATATGCCAATGCATATTGATTCAAAGGTATATCAAGCTATAGAAAATCAAATGCAAGGTACTTTGTTTGCAAGAAACGATGACTTTATAGAGCCAATTTTATTTTTTGGTTACCAAAAAGATAAATTCGGAGAACTTCAAAGTCCCAAACTTGTTTATATTGATGAGTTTAAAGTTAAGTGGGAAATTACATCTGCTGACATAGCAGCTAGGCGGCAAGTTGGAAATTCTGATACATTTACTATGCCTAACAATAATTCGATGAGCATAAAACAAAATGCATTGGATAGAAGGGCTATTAATGAATAAATTTAATAATAATCCTATAATATGAATGTAAATTATAAACAGTTGATTTTTGCACGAGAATATAGAAAATTATCTCAAACTGAACTTGCAGCTCATATACCAGGATTGTCGCAGCCCAATTTATCTAAGTTTGAGAAAGGACTGGGTATACTCTCTGATGAGGTGCTAAATAGAATTATTAAGTTTCTGAATTTTCCGGAAAGCTTCTTTGAAATTCAAATTTCAAATAATGTAGAAAATGCTCATTATAGGCGAAAAGCAAGTGTTACAAAAACACAAAAGTCTGCAATAGAGTATTCAAATAAGTTGATAGGATATATTATAGATGAGATGTCTGCATCTTTAGATTATCCCAGTATGACTATTAAATTTGTAAATGTTGATGATGGTTACTCTCCAGAAAAAATAGCGTGGTTTTTACGCCGTTTTTTAGGAATACAAGAAGGCGATCCTGTACGTGATATTGTAACATTATTAGAAAAAAATGGTATATTTGTTGTAGAGATAGATGAAGATGTAGATGTTTTTGATGGTGTTTCATTTTTAACAGATAATGGTTATCCTGTCATTGTTGTAAATAAGAATTTTAGTAATGATCATAAAAGGCGTACTATTGCACATGAATTGGGGCATATTATCATGCATTTATCTAAGGATTTTATTTTCTCGGATGATCGAAACAAAGAAAAAGAAGCTGATAGATTTGCTAATGAATTTTTAATGCCTGAATATGCTATCATCAATTCTTTGCGTTATTTAAAACTTTCTTCGTTAGTTGAGTTGAAACGTTATTGGCTGGTATCTATGGCATCTATTGTCCGTAGAGCCTATGATTTGAAGTGTATTGATAAAGATAAATATACTTATTTCAATCGTGAATTAGGGAGAAAAGGCTATAAAAAAAATGAGCCTATAGATGTCTATATTGATCATCCGAGTCTTTTTATAACTGCATATAGGATGCATTGTAATGAATTAGAATATTCTAATGAAGAACTTGCAAATGCTTTTCATTTACCTCAAGATGTTATTGAGCGTTTTTTTGTTCCTGCTAAAAAATATAGTTTGAGGATTTTTTAACTTGAGTGAAGCTGAACATATTACCGACACCAGTATCTATGTTCGTGCCAATATCAACGACGTTAACCAGCACTATCCGGATGCTTTCTATAATCCGGCCATTGATAGATTGTATCGGTTGAAGGAATTTGTAGAAGGGGCGGCTGAATAAGCTGCCTTTATATTCATAAGCAACAATTCATATCTATTGTGTGTGACATATCCCGGCTTTCGTCGGGATTTTTTGGTCAACACTTGGAGCTGCTGAAGGCTTCTTGAAATCTTATATAAACATGATGAGACGTTCCAAAGTTATAACACAGAATGAAAATTATTAATCTATAAGTTCTGCCCCGACTTCCGTCGGGGCTTTTTATACAAAAAATGATTAGTTAAAAGTATTCCAGTACCTACTTTTTTATATCTGAGTTGATATAAGCTCAGATATGATTATCTGAAAGTAAGAACAAATAATAATAGTATTAGATATGAAACAGAGAAGAAATAGGTCTGAGTCCAACTATAAACGTGCAAAGATTAATTCGTGGTGCAGGCTTTTAGAAAAGGATTTTGA